CCCGGTAATTGTCCAAGGGGGTTAAAACTAAGTATGTGAAAATGCGATAATCGACTTACACGATGGTTTACGAATGGTTTACAGGAGGGAGATTTTGACCCGCAATCAAATGAGTTTTGATTCTATGCCCGCCGCCTTTTTTGCCGATGATTTTTATTTTTTCTTCCGCTTGTCCTCCTTGTCAGGATGACACTATTTTGAGGCCCTGGACCTTTTCAGTGTATTACTGGATCTTCGCCCTGCCCCTTACGTGACTACTCTTCTCCCGAGTTAGTTCCATTTATAAGCGATGGTTTTCTGCCCTACGTCTTTAAGAGATACCTTTACCGACGGGAGTTTCTTTATATCATCAATATTTCTAAAAGTGTGGATCGCCTTGAATTCAAAACCACCATTTCCCATAAAATAACCATGGGAATCTTTTTCAACGTCTATTCCTACGTCTTCTTGCACACGAATTTCTATTTCGTCCCATCCAGCGTATCTCTTATCTATATAGTTGTCATATACCCGGAACGGTTTAAGTCTAAACACCCCTTCCGGCAACTCAAAAACCATCGCTACCCACCGCGGTTTTATAGTATGATCGTTGAACTCCTCATGAAAATAAATCCGCTCACCGATGATCGTATATTCCACCTTATATTTATTTTTATAAATGTTGTAATTTATGATGATATGGTTTTCATTGGCGTAGCGGCTGTGACTATTTCCGATCTGCCGTACAACTTCATAGTAGGTGTCCCATAGAAAACTATTCGGGGCGATTCTGAATTTCAGAACAACATCTGCAGAGGTTGTACCGGCATTGAGTATTTCGTATCCAGAAAAATCAACCTTATAAAGTTCATCAAGCGGGCGTGAGCTGATTGATTTTAATATCTCTGCGTACTTCTTATTTCTTTCGGCAATTGAGGAGATGGAAGCATAGTCTTTGAGAACATCGTCATAGGTTGTCGTTTTCATGTCTCTTTTGATTACCGACTTTATAGCCGCCGTATCAACGGACACATTTAGTTTCACAAAAAAGACGCCGTCGCTTTTCGATTCTTCCAACACCTTGAAGTCTTTTACATAACCCCTGCTCGCCGTAACGATTTGATCTTTAACCAGCCTGAACTCTTTAACCTCCGAGGCGGAGTAAACAAAAACACCTGTGGCAGACTCGACAGCATTACGGATGGCGTCCTGAATCGCTTCATCCTTCGTGGCGCCCTGGCCGATCATGACAGTGGAGGGATAATCGGTAGCCCAGGAGCAAATAGTGAGGGATAATACAAAGACAACGGCCATCATGCAGCTTGAAAGAGTTCTTCTTTTCATGATTTTACCTCATCAGTCTCTTATTCATGAATTTAGGGCCTCACATAAATAATCAAGAGCAAAGGTTAAGCACTTGTTTTACAGTATGATAAGCCTCTTCATAAGAGTTTGTCAAGATGAGCCTGATCATCGCAAGGTAGATCACATTGCCTGATCGGATGTATTTGTGATTCGTCCGTCGGTTCCATCGGGGTTTTCATAGGTTGCCTTTAGTCGGTTGACTTCCTTACGTAGATCCTTGTTTTCAGTCTGCACGGTCTCAATTTGACTTTTTAAATTCGGGATCTCCTTACATAGAGATTCCAGTTTTGAGATTCTGTTCTTTAGATCTTCGTTTTCCTTGATGACCTGAGCAAATTGGCGCTCACGCATAAGCGCGCGTTTAAAAGCACTTAGGTTTGCCTGAATCGCGGGGATAAGAATCGGATCTCCAGAATCAAAGATATCCTTGATGTCTGACATGGCTTGAAGGGCCGGATCGATGCCGGGAGAACTATAACCGGGCACGGGCATTAGTGCGGCCACCGGATGTCGTGGCGCATCGGCATAGGTCGTAGGCATAGCAGGGGAATCAGGCGGCAAAGCGGCGAAGGCACGGGTGGTGATATCCTTAAATTTCTCGTAGCTTGGATAATTCACCAGGTCGATTACTTCGTCTATGTTTGCATTATATGAAAGCAGCGGCTTTCCGTTTTCCTTGAAAGCATACCTGATTTCATCAACTTCAAGCTGACGAGGTCTGCGATCCATATTCAATTCGGAATAGGCAAATTGAACCCCTCCATCCTGAAACTCGAGCATATGGCTAACTGCTTTCTCTCGGAGTCCCTGGCTATAATGAATCTCCAGCCCCGCCTTTACTTGAGGCAACATTGCTAAGATATGCTCAACGGCTATTCCAGTGTTTTGGCCAAGATGCACGACCAACCCTCTCGGTCCTTGCAGCATTTCGCCTTCGCCTGTTAAAAGCTCGTCAAGGGTAATATTGCCCAATTCGGCCACTATTATTAATTTATCTTTATCGGGCGTTCTTGAGTTATCTTCATATTTTGAAATAGCCGTAGCAGATTCAAGGTGCATTATTTTAGCAAAATCAAGCTGATTGAGCCTCATGCTCTTTCTTACAGCCCTAATTCTGTCCCCTAAAGTGGAAGTGCCCATTATGCTAAATTTTCCTTGACAAATAATGACAGATTGATTATTTCTCTAACCGTTATCTAAACTAAAAAAACAAATAGACCTCAAACCACTAAGGAGGAAGCCATGAACCATCGGTCACAATATCTGATTCTATACGTCTTCATCCTGATTTTTGATCTCCTCATCGTCGGTTTACAAATACAAAAAATGTGCGTGGACCCGGCATTTAACCGCTTCCCGATCCTATCTTTTGTCCTCACCATCCTGTTCGTTTTGAGCACCATCCCTTACTTTTTCGTTGTTTATGCGGCGATCCGCGGCGCGGTCAATGATCACGATCCGCTCTTTAAGTTCCTCAAGAGCGACTTCTTTCGCGAGCAAATAAAGAATAAAAGCGCCGGCGCAGTTCAACACGAACAATGTGAGCCAGGACAGCAGACTATTGCCAAAAATCCCCAGGATAGTCATGCAGATAACCCAGACAACAGCCACCGCTGCCAGACCGGTGGCCTTTAAATTGAGCGCTATGTTTTTCAGAAAGTTCATATCAAGCCAAAGCACCCATGATTAAAGGAGCATTAACGTGACACCCACCGAAATCCAGGACGCACTGAAGGAAAATAACACGACACAGGAAGCCATTGCCAAGGAGCTTGATCCACCCGTTTCAGCAATGACCGTTTCCAAGGTCATACACCGGATCATCGTCTCCAACCGGATTATGCGGGCCATCGCTAAAAAGATCAAGCGGGAGCACACTGAGGTGTTCCCCGAATATTATCTGCAACCGCCTAAGCGGTCCACATCCAAGGTGGAACGACAGGCGGCTTAACTTTTGGATGAAATTAATAACCGTTATGAAAGGATAAGTCAATGTCTAAAAAGCGAATAAATATAGACCCCAATCAACGCTCTTTCGATTTTGACACTCCTATTCAGGAGTACGAAAACCTTCGGTTGAAACTGTTGGCAGTGCCTGAGAAACCTCACCGGATGGAGAGTTACGAGGAGGCGTGCATCGAAATTGCAGCCACATTGAAAAGTGACATCCGCGAGTGGGGCGGAAGCAGGGAGGAACTTGTTGATGGGATCAATGCCTACTTCGGCGCCTCTGGAAAGAAAAAGTTAAGCATACACATGCTTAATCATCACCTAAGCAAACCTGTTGAATACCCAGTGCCCGCAGTCCTTATCTACGCGATCCAGCACATAACCGGCCGTTTGGGGACAATTGCCGCCCTGGCGCAGGCTGAAGAGGCGCGAGTAATCGACAAGAACGAAGTGCGTAAGCTTGCCATCGGCAAGTTGGATGACGCGATCGCGGAGATGCAGCGGCTGAAGAAGGAATTCAGAGGAATCAAGAGATAGGAGACGCACATGGAAAAGAATAATCGGTATCGGATTGAAGCAATTTACCAGGCGGGGCAGATCCTCCGGACCGTGGCGGAAAGTAAGGGCGCTATTGGATCATCCGACATCGCAAAGGCTTTAGGAATCACGGTCAATACGGCCTTTCGGATGTGCGTAACCCTGGACGAATTAGGATTCCTAAGACAGATCGGCGACAAGTACGAACTTGGCATGGGACTGGCGCTCTTCTGGGCACGGAAAAAGGCAACGCTGGAAGCGGAAAAGTCGGGCATCGAAAGGGATCTTTTGTCCCTGGAATAATAAATTAATCAGGAGGAGAAACATGGCAAATAAGCCGAAAGAGCAAAAAACAACGGATGCGCAGTATGAGGCGGCTAAAGAGATTTATAATGTCGCCAAAAAAGAGGGTGATGTGGAGATTGCACGGCTGAACTCGGAGCTCGAAGCAGTGCGGGAGGAAAGCCGATTTGAAGGAATACTTGATAAAATCGATTATGACATTGCCCACAACGAGTTCTTGAAGATCCTGACGCTTTACAGGGTTAAACAAACCAAAGACCATAGAAAAGGCGGGAAAACCTGGGACGAGTTCTGTGATGCTCACGGTTACCCCCGCAGAACGGCAGACCGCTTAATCGAAGAAATCAAACCTCTATTCGGCCAATTTTCGGCCAAATTGGCCGGTTTGTCTGGTATCGGTTTCAATAATATCAGGCTCTTAGGTAAATCAGTTTCGGCCAATTTGGCCGAAATTGAAGATGGTTGCCTGATTTACGGAGACCAAAAGATCCCCCTCACCCCGGAATACAAAGACGACATCGAAGCGATCATCGACCAGATTAAAGAAGAAGCTGAAACCGCCAAAAAAGAGAAGGATCTCGATGCCAAGGCCAAGAATCGGGTTCTTAAAGAGAAGGAAAAGACCATCAACAAACTCCACAAAGCCCTGGAGGTTCTCGAAGGCCAGGCCAAGGAAAAGAACCTCACCCCGGAGGAGGAGGGGTTTATGAAAAAGGTGGACGGTTTGCGGCTTGGTTTTGACGGCTACCTGCTCCAGCTCGATCCGGAACGGATGGATGATTTGTCTTTCGACACGGACCCCACCCCCACACCCCGCATGAGAGCAATTTATCTTGCCTCTCTCGACTACATGAAAAAGCAAATCCTGGTGGCCTATGAGCGGGCAACCGAGATGTACGGGAACGCCATCATGTGTCCGGAGGCGGCCTGGAAGCCGGGTATGGGTGTCGCTTTGACAACGGTCGAAACGGAGCCTGCGGAGAAATCATCGACAATGGAAACCTGATGCGGAGAGAGAACGATGTGGCAAGAAGATCTGGCAGCGGAGTTGAAGGAAGCCAAACCAAGGGAACGGAGGGCGGTCATGGCAAAATACAGGGATCTGGCCGGGATGTCGGAGCAGCATCTTTACCGGGTTGCCGCCGGATACGGCTTTGATTCGGGGCGGAAGAGGAGATCCGATCGAGGAGTTTTGAAGACGGGCGTAACTGACAGACAGATCGAACTCGTAGGCGCCCTGCTCTACGAGACGGGCCGTGAAAACAAGGGGCCGATCATGCCGGTGGAACGGGCGATACAAATCGCCGAGATGAACGGCTATATGGAACCAGGCCAAGTCACGCCGTCCACCATGAACAGAATTCTGCGGGAGCGCCAGATGTCCAAAGCCCATATGAAAACCGACACTCCCTATACGCCCATGAAATCCCTGCATCCTAATCACACTCACGTTTACGACGTATCCGTTTGCATCCAATATTACATGAAGGACGGGAAACTCGGCATCATGGATGAACGGGACTTCTACAAAAACAAGTTCGAAAACTTCTCCAAGATCAAAAAACGTCTTCTCCGCTATGTGCTGGTGGATCATTTCAGCGGGGCCTTCAACTTCCGTTATTACAATACCACCGGTGAGACTCAAGAGAACTTATGGGATTTCCTTAAATGGACCTGGGGCGGGAATCATCATGACAAACTGCCCTTCCGGGGCGTCCCGTTTCATCTCCTCATGGACACGGGGGCGGCCAACAAGTCACATGCCATTGTCAATTTCCTTGAGCGCCTGGAGGTAAACATTCCCAAAGGCCTGCCCTACAATCCACGCCGCCAGGGCGCCTGCGAGACGACGCATACGATCATTGAGGAATGGTTCGAGTCGGGACTTCGCATCCAGCAAGGCACATCGGAAGAGGAAATCAACGCCTGGGCGCTGGACATGTCGGTCTGGTATCAGGCGACCAAGCTCCATACCCGTCACGGCATGGCCCGCACGCCTTGCTGGCTGCTGATTAAAGAAGATCAACTTCGTGAATTGCCGGAAGAAAAGATCCTACAGGATATTTACCAGAACAAGCAGGAACCAAGGAAGGTGAGCGGGTCATATACGATCAGTTTTGATGGAATGGAATACAACGTCCGCCATGTGGAAGGGATTGGAAAAAACGCCGAGGTCCGCGTGATCAGAAAGCTCTACAAGAAACCCCTGATCGATGTCGAATGGCAGGGCAAGCTTTACGAATCGGCACCGATTGAGACCCTTCCTGCGGTCCAGGGCGGATTCCGGGCCGATGCGGCTATCATTGGGCAGACATACCGGGCACAGCCGGAAACGCAGACCCAGAAGGCCGTCAAGCGCTTTGACAACATGGCCTACGGTGAGACGAAAGGCAAAAAAGATGTACCGTTTGAGGGAATGCACGTTTTCGGCGGCTTGGCCGATCAGATCAACGTGGACTTTATCACTAAGAAGGGAACCCCTATCGAGGTTAACCGGGGAATCGTGGAGACACACATATCGGTGGAGGAACTGTTGAAACGCCTGATTAATCAGGTCGGTCGGATCACGCAAGAGACAAATCAGGGGCTGCGGGCGCAATACGGAGCAAGTATCAGCGTAAAAGAGGCGGAGGAGGTGATTCAGTCGATACAGGCAGGAACGTGGCAGGCGGGTGAACTCAGGAGCATGACAGCGACGGGGTAAGAAGAGGGAGGAGGTGAGCGCTTGGGAAGGCCAAAAGTAAATGCAGTAGCGCCATATCAATTATCGTTTGAACCAATCGTTTTAAAGGAGCTTTGTGTGGACTGCGGGATCAGTCAGGCCAAGATCGGCCAGGAGACGGGGCTGTCGAGGCCCTCTATCAACCTGACATTGAACCGGGGATACATCCCCAAAGAGCGACCGGAGTTTGTGGCTAAGGTAGAGGCCATGATGCAAGCAGACCTGCGGGCCATGCAGTGGCTGACATCCCGGCAGATGAAAGTTTCAGATATTTGGCAGCCCCTGGGCAAGGATTTGCGGCATGTGAGCCCGGCGGCTGACAATCAGAAAATGTGGGCGACAAGACGGCATCCGGCAATGGTGCCGGGAGATCCGGAACGATTTATTCCCAAGGAGGTGGAAATGATCAGCCAGGAAGCGATGAAGTATTTTAAGATTTTCAGGAATCCTTTTATTGACGACATCCAGAAGGATTCGGACATTTTCATGAGCGAGGAACACCGCTACATCGAGGCGGCAATGATCGACGCGTCACGTCACGGCGGGTTTCTGGCCGTGATTGGCGAGGTGGGATCGGGGAAGAGCGTCATGCGGCGGAAGGTCGTGGAGCAGCTCAAGAAGGACGGCGACGTTATCGTCATCTTCCCGCAGATGATCGACAAAACGCGGGTCAACGCGGCCAGCATCTGCGATGCCATCATCATGGACTTGTCTGAGCAGAAACCGGTCATGAAACTGGAGGCCAAAACCAGGCAGGTCCATAAGCTCCTCCTGGAGCGGGCCAAACAGGGCTTCAGAGCCGTCCTTATCATCGAAGAGGCTCACGACCTGCACACTAATACCCTGAAGTACCTGAAGCGGTTCTACGAACTTGAAGACGGTTATCGGAAGCTTTTGGGGATCATCCTGGTCGGCCAGGTGGAACTGAAAAACCTCTTTAACGAAACGACGCATATCGAGATGCGGGAGGTTATCCGCAGGATCCAGACGGCAGAGATCAAGGGTTTGAACGGAAACACCAAGGAATACCTAACCATGAAGTTCAAGCGGATCGGCGCAAAGGTAGTCGATATTTTTGAAGACAGCGCTTTCGATGCCCTGAACCGTCGCCTGACCACGAAGGACCGCCGAAACCAGATAATCAGTCACGCCTACCCGCTTATCGTGAACAATTATACGGCCAGGGCCATGAACATGGCCTATGAAATGGGAGAGAAGAAAGTGACGGAAGCTGTGGTGATGGCGATCTGAAAGGGGTGAGATCATGCTGAAACGAATCGTAACATACATCGAGAACGAACCGTGGGACGCGGAGCTGCTAAAAAAAGAGAAGTGGCATAAAACCGTATGTTGGACTGTCATAGCCATTGCGGTTCTCTATTTCGGGCCGCGCTGTTTTGCGGTTTTAATGAGATGAAGGGAGCCTGACGGATGGAATGCCCACACTGTAAGACGAAAATGAGTGATCAAAATACGGAGAGCACTACACAGTTTGCCGCTCATGATCCGGAAAAAATTGATGTCTGGATTGTCTGCTTGCGCTGTAATGGCGGGTTTAATGGTTTTTTGGCCAAGGATGACATGATGTTTTATCCGAACGAGGAGAATGGGGATGGTGATGAAACGAGAAAAACGATGGGCGAAGAAAAATGAAAAGCCGCGTCGAACCGAAGCGGGAACCGGTCAGCCCGATCTCTTTGCGGGGGTCACGGGCGAACGGCGCATCGGCAATGGTACCCATTGCCAGGTGCGAGGCGAGCAGATCGACACGGCCAATTGCATTGTACAACAAACCCGCGATCCCGGCAAGTGCCGAGGATGCGGCCAATTCAGGAAAGGATGATGTCATGCCTAAGAAGCGAATCTGGCGGCGTAAGGTTAAGGTAGATCTCTGGCCCTGTGCCGACGGCAAGTCTTGGAGTTGGTCGATCATGGCCAGCGCCTTTTATATGGAATGCGGTCCGAGGAGAAATCCGAAAACCGAGGAAGAGGCAAAAGCAGATGTTAAATTCGTCTGCGATAACATGGGCCTGACGATTACCGAATGGCAGACGCTTAAAAATTGACGACAACAAATCAAATTGTTGTCAACAACAAATCAAGAAAGGATGAGACAATGAATTTAATAGACCTTGACGGATTGACAAAGGAATTCTCCTCTGCGCGTGAAGCGCTGGCTGGCCGGGTCCGTGCATTGGAGAATATTATTGCCACGATCAAGCGGCGTCGGTTGCCGGGAATAAAGACCGCCGTGAACACTGTCATGGAGAAACAGGCCAGCCTGAAGGCGGCTATCGAGGAAAGCCGGAGCCTGTTTGTAAGGCCCAAGACGATGATCATGCATGGCATCAAGATCGGCTACCAGAAGTCGAAGGGGACGATCTCGTGGGACGACAGCGACCAGGTTGTAAAGCTGATCAAGAAACACCTGCCCGACCAGGCGGACGTCCTGATCAAGACGACGGAAAAGCCGATCAAGGACGCCCTGCTGAATCTCAGCGCCGCCGATCTGAAGCGGATCGGCGTCACGATCAGCGACGACGGCGACCAGGTAGTGATCAAAAGCACGGACTCTGAGATCGACAAGTTCGTGGATGCGCTCCTGAAGGAAGATGACCTGAATGAGGAAAAGGTGGCGGCATGAATCTTATCAAACCCTCACATGAAATTTTAACGGAGATCGACTACCGCGAAACTCTCCGACGCATCGAGGCTGCAGGCCGGACTTGCTACAAGTCGGAAGATAAAATTACGGCTGAATCGGCAGTGCCGTTTGTGCGACGGATCATCAAAAGTGGCCATGAATCGGTCATCGAGCATGAATCACTATCGGTACGATTCATTTGTGACAGAGGAGTAACCCATGAGTTGGTTCGCCATCGTCTTGCCGCATTCAGCCAGGAGTCAACGCGATATTGTGATTACGGCGGAAAATATACATGCCCACAAGTTACGTTCATCATTCCGCCTTGGGTCGCTCTTCCTCCCGGAGAGTATCATAAAGAGGATCTTGTTTTTTCAGGAATAGGTGCTGGAATCTACTGGGCATGGGCGATGCTTGACGCTGAGCGGATGTACGCCACCCTTCGTCAGCATGAGTGGACACCCCAGCAGGCCAGATCTGTGCTGCCCAACAGTCTGAAAACAGAGATTGTCATGTCGGCAAATCTCAGGGAATGGCGGCATGTCTTGAGACTGCGGACATCGAAAGCGGCACATCCGCAAATGAAGGAGGTTATGCTCCCGTTGCTGAAGGAATTATGGAGCAGATTACCTGTGTTCTTCGAAGACATTGGAGAGGAGGCGGCATGAGGACCGGGACTAAAAGCATCCTCTTTGGCGTTCATCAAGTTATCCTACATCCAATCACGGTGTGGTTGGCATGGATATGGTTATATCATAGCCTCCCGAATTGGCGGGAAACCATTTGTATCATCATCCACGACTGGGGCTATTGGGGCAAGGATAAGATGGATGATGAGGAGGGAGAGCGGCATCCGGAACTCGGGGCACGGATGGCACACTGGCTCTTCGACAAACCAAGGTGGGTATTATGGGAAAGAGATAGTCAGTGGTATGTCCGAAACACAAAGTATCAAGAGCTGTGCCTCTTTCATTCCCGCCATTATGCCCGCAATGCCCAGAAGAAACCATCGCGCCTGTGTTGGGCCGATAAGATGAGCATCCAATACGAGAGATGGTGGACATATCTACCACGGGCATGGGCAAGCGGAGAGCTTTCTGAATACAGGAATATCGCCTCAAATACCGGCTATATCAAACTATCAGCCACTCATCGGGAATGGTTTGCATGGATACAAAACAGGCTGCTAACGATAGGGAGAGCAATGTCTGGTGATGTTGTGCCTTATGCAAATTCATTTCGAATTAGGGAGGAGGCGAAGTAGTCATGGCAAAAGTGACTATACTCATAGAAGATACTGAAGGTCCGGGGCTGGCGATGCGCTACAAGCCAGGGCGTCGGCTCAAAAAGGTTTCTCCGGCTCAACAGATTGGTGATCAGTTAATGAAGGACCTCAAAAACAATCGGCTTCTGGCAAGGCTGTGTAAAAAGGCGGGGGTTATCTGATGCGGCTGGTTTGTCCAAGTTGCGGAGCCGTGGCCAGCGCGGAGGCATGGGTGAACGATTCGGCCATCCGGTATTTCTTTGATGCCTTGGTGCAGTTGCCTTCGCCGGTCCTGCGCCAGAGCCTCGCTTACCTGGGCTTGTTTCGCCAGGGAACGAAGGCCCTCCCCTGGCGGCGCGCCCTGGTGATTGCCCGGAGCCTGAAGGATCTTGTCGAAATGGGAACCGTTCACTGGCAGGGTGGCGAGACGCGGCCCTGCACACCGGAGATCTGGGGCAAGGCGATGGAGGCCACCATCGCCAGCGGACCGAAGGGACTTAAAAACCATAACTACCTGCGGCATGTGGCCTGGGAGACGGCGGCGGAATTGGCAGCTAAGCTGGAATCAGACCGGGAAGCCTCCCGCCAAAGACGGCATCAGGAGAGAGAGGACGAACCGGAGCCATTGTCCGAAACATCCCTCCAGGCCATTAACGATCTCAAGAAAAAGTGGGGGCATCGATGACATACGCAAAGAAGATAGAACCAAAACAGGTGCAATTAATCCATATAGCAAAGGCCCAATGCGGTCTATCGAAAGAGAACTATGAGGCGATTATTGGGGCGCATACTAAAGGCAAGAAGTCGTCCAGCAAAGATCTGACGTACTTCGAGGCGGATGGGGTCATAAATTACTGTGTTAAGACCTTGGGTTTTAAGATTCAATCCAACTATATCCGCACCAGCGGTGCTGCCAGGCGCGCCCGCTGGCAACCGGCAAACGACCGTAAACGTGCCCGGCAGAATCCGCCTAACGTGATCCGCATGCCATCGAGGGACCAACTGGAAATGATCGACATCCTGGTAAAAAAGATCACCTGGAAGGTTGAAGGCGGATACGAACTGTGGCGGCAAAGGTATATGAAGATTGACAGGATCAAAACGGCCCAACAAGCGAATGATACAATCGAGGGGCTCAAGGGTCTGCTTGACCATCAGATTCAGGGGGCATAAAATGTCGGTGACTTGGCGTGATTACATCAAAACAGAAAATCTTCCTGAAGATTATCAACTCATAGTTGGTGCGATCGGGCTGGAGAATACCATCAAACTGGCGCATACTCTCCCGAGCATCTACATTTACCTGCTGAGCCCAGACAAACTGTTCAAACCCGCCAAGGTCAAATACATTCTCGATCGCTACGCTCAATCCTGCCCGGAAAAACCTTTTAACCATCGCCGTATTGCCTTGGAAACGGGCCTGTCCATCCGTGAGATTTACGATATCATTGCCGCCCGCAAGGAAGAATCTAAACAACAGTCCCTATTCGATGATGCTTGACTTTTTTCTCTGATAAGGCAATAAGCCGTTTTGTAATCTAAAAAAAGCCCCTTCATCACCTGAAGGGGCTTTTTTTGTGCACACCGCAAAAGACGTCTCTTTCGTAATCTGCCATAACCTTTCCCGCGCATACCTCCACAAATAGCCTGTTCGGATTCGAGTGGTGGAAGAGCCCTGGCTGGAGCCCTTCCCCACTTGAACCGACAGGCCCCACTAAAATCGACAACAGGCATTTAAGGGGGATTGAATGAAAGAGAACTTTGAGAAAGCGTTTTTATGGACCGTCGGCGCTGAGGGAAAGCCCACGGACGATCCCGACGATCCGGGTGGATTCACCATATGGGGACTCGCCAAACGCTACCACCCCGAGATCGACGCCAATACCACCATCGATTATGCCAAGCAGGTCTACCGCAAGGAGTACTGGGACGCCGTGGGCTGTGATGATCTGCCTGCCGGTCTCGACATGGCCGCATTCGATTGTGCCGTCAATCCCGGCACGGGTGTGGCCCTGGGCTTACTGAAGAAGACGCAAAACTGGCAGGACTTCATGGTCTGGCGGCTTAAATACTACTCGGAGTTGGTCCGGAAGAATCCGGAAAAGATCAAGTACTTCCGGGGATGGGTAAACCGGGTTTTGAATCTGTGGGATGCGATCAAGAAAGGAGGCATGTGAACATGGAATGGAAAGACATAGGCAATTCTATCGTGTCGATGGCCCCCGCCCTGGGAGGCCTGCTGGCCCCAGTGACAGGCGGCGTCAGTGCGGGCATTGGCGCTGGTATCGCGGTACTGGGAAAAGCCTTTGGCTTGGGTGAAAACCCGTCGCCGGAAGAGTTAAAGACAGCCATTGCAGCGGATAAAGACGCCTCCTTGAAAATCATGGTTGCCGAGAATGAATTCAAACTCCGGCAGCGTGATCAGGACATCGATGAGATGAAAGCACTGCTTGCGGACACGCAAAGCGCCAGAACGCGACAGGTGGAAAGCGAGAAAGCCACGGGAAGTAGGGATGTCAATCTGTATGTTCTCGCCTGGACGATCGTCGTCGGTTTTTTTGCGCTGTTAGCCTTTCTTCTCAAGATCCCCGTTCCTCCCGATCAGAACGGCGTTATTTTTATGCTTTTTGGTGCGTTATCAACAGGATTCGGCCAGGTGTTGCAATATTTCTTCGGCTCCTCGAAGGGCAGCGCCCAAAAGACGGAGCTTCTTGCCAAGGCCCCGGCGATAAAAGGCTGACATGGTCTGGAAAAAATCACATCAAGTTGCGAGGAACAAATGACCCCTGAGCAGATTGCGGCACTCACGGCCATCGCGGCCATTGTCTCCAAGATGGGTACTTGGCCTCTTGGCTCCGTTGTGGCCGCCGTCATATTCGGCCCGTGGGTTGTCATGTGGCTGATGTCACGATCCATGGAAAAGCGGCATCAGGCCGTGGTCGAGATGTATGAATCAAATGTCAAACTGGTCGAGAGTTATCAGAAGATGTCTGGTGAACATGTGGACACGATCAGGCTAAGCACTGCGGCCACCGTGGAATTAACGACATTCCTAAAGACCAAATCCCCATGCCATCAATTGATAAATGCCAATATGATCGCGATGAAGCATCAAAAGGATGGACAATGAGCCTACAGAACGAAATGCGGCGGGTGAGGCTGACGAATCTGGAATACACCGCCAAGCGCCTACGCGGCGAGATTGAGGCCCTGTCCAGGTTGATCTGCATTAATCTCGATTGCAGTCTGAAACGTCCGGAGGATCTGCCCATCGGCGATGTCGATACCCAGTTTGACGAGCTTAAGGCCAAGTGGGGCGAACTGGCGGTTGCCATGTCCGAGATATCCAGGCTGGAAGAGGAGCTGAAGTAATGGCCGAAAAAGGCGCTCGCCCTCAATTGGAGCCCGTGGCCCGGCAGATGTTTATCGACGGTCAATCGCTGACTGCCATTGAGACCGCCCTGGGCGTTTCCCGCCAAACCCTCTCGGTCTGGAAAGGGCAGACGAAAAAGCCCGACGAGGAGTTTGATGAATGGGACAAGGCGCGAGCGCGCAAGGCCACCTTCGGCCTCCGGATGGAAGCGCTCCTGGAACGCGAATTGACGTTCGCCGAAGAACGGCAGCCGGGAGCGATTGAAGGCTGCACACTGGACAATCTTTCAAAGCTGGGTGCCCTGGTCGTAAAGTTCCGGGCGCAGGATGCACAGGGAGCGGGATACGACAAGGCCAAGGTATTTCTTGAGAACTTGCAGTGGATGGTTGCCTGGCTGCGGGAAAAGGATCCGGAGGGGCTTAAAACGCTGGCGGCGGATTTCGACGCCATGACGATGCAGTTTAAGACGGAGTGCATGAATGGCAGTAATGCGTAAACGCCAGAACCTATCTGAGGCGCAGTTTGACGATTATGTCGCCGCGTTGCGCAAGCAGATCGCCGACAGCGTCTCGCCGTTCGAGAATGATACCCTGGCAAAGAAGCGGGAACGCATTGAGCGTTGCGCCGATCCGCTGGAGTTCATGCGCACCTATATGCCCCATTACTTTCCCTCGGAGCCTGCGTCCTGCCATGCGGAATGGTGCGAGATCGCCAATACGCCCGGCTTCAATCTGATCGGCGCGCCCCGTGATCATGCCAAGACCACCGTTGTGACATTCGGCCTGCGCGTCTACCGGATTGCCAGGAAGTTGCGCAAGTATATCATGCTGGGCTCCAACATCCATGACCAGGCCAAGCGGTTCAGCGTTTCGATCAAGGTCGAGTTGGAAGACAATCCCCGCCTGCGTCACGATTACGGCGACGCGATCGGCAAGACCAGGACATGGTCAGATGATTTATTCGTCACCAAGGGAGGGACGATGGTCGAGGCCCTGGGACGCGGCGACCAGTGGCGGGGAAAGAAATTCGGCCCGCACCGGCCTGACGATATTGGGCTCGATGATATGGAGGATAATGCCACGGTCAAGAGCCCGAAAGTAACCGATGCTACTATCGAGTTCATCCGGGGCGAGGTCCTGGGCTGCATCGAGGGGGATTGCTCGGCCACTATGGTGGGGAACGTCTTTCACGCCAAGAGCGCCCTGTCGCAATTAATCGCTGCCGAAAATGAAGAAACCGGAGAGAAGCTTTACAACTCCAAGGTCTACGATGCCGTGGTAGACGAAGATAATCACATCACCCTGTGGCCCGCGCGCTGGCCCTGGGCCAAACTGATGCGCCGCAAAACGCTGGTCACTGCTCGCATCTTCAACAAGGAGTACCGCAATAAATCGACGGACGAGGATAGCCCCTTCCCGCAGGAAACTGTTACCTATTATGAGCGCGTCGAGGTAATCACTCGACCGCTGATCTTTGCCACCGGAGTCGATCCATCGAGTACTGCAAGTGGCAGCAGCGATTTTCGCGCTGTTTGCACCTGGGGCCTGGACCTCAGGGAAATGGTTTTCTTCTGTATGCATGCCTGGATCAAGAGAAGATCCATCAGTGAATTCTTTGCCGCCGCCTATGAACAAAACGATCAATACCCTGGGCGGGTCATCGTGGAGGAAAACATGCTCAAGGATTTTCTCCACGAGGCTATTCAGAACTATGCCAAGCAGGTTGGCAGATACCTTCCCTGGCAGCCTATCCATCACACGACCAGCAAGATCGACTCGCGCATTATCGGCACCTGCGAGTATCTCTGGGAATACAAGAAGATGCAATTTGAAAAGCGGCACAGTGATCAAAAGATTCTTGAAGAGCAATTCGTCTATATCTTGAACTCGACGGTTCACGACGACGGCCCGGACGCCTCCGAGATGGCGATCAGCCATTTGCAACGGGAGAATGGTATGTCCGTCAGCTATGAGACAATTCAATCTCGGGATTCGTTTCGCGGTATGAGAAGAGGAGCCTGGTAATCATGGAAAACAGGATCAATGCTAAAATGCCCCAGGTTCGATTTTCGGACCTGCCCGGCCATGATGAGCCGCAGATTCCGTTGACACTGTTTATAACTATGTCAACGGGCCTCGTACGGGGGTGTTTGACATGCTGTTAGACCAGTTTGGCAGGGAGATTAAATCGAATAAACCGATTCTGGAGGAAGTGGCCGTCCAAACCATTCGGGACCGGTATGCATCATACCCGTCCCAGGGGCTCACACCGCAACGCCTGGCGAGCATCTTCAAGGAAGCCGACCAAGGCGACGTGATGCGCCAGGCGGAACTGTTCGAGGAGATGGAAGAAAAGGATCTACACCTTGGCGGGATTCTGCAAACACGAAAACTGGCCGTAACAGGTCTGGACTGGGAGATGCTCCCGGCATCCGATTCGGCGGAGGATAAAAAGATCGCCGCTGCCGCCAAAGAGATGATCGAGTATATCGAAAACTTGGAGGACGCTCTCAAGGATACGATGGATGCCGTCGGCAAGGGCTTTGATGTTCAGGAGATCCTCTGGGACATGTCCGAAGGGCAGGTCTGGGCTAAAGAGATAAAGTGGATCCATCAACGGCGTTTTACTTTCAATACCGCCACAGTGCTTTTGGAGCATCCCCGCCTTCTCACGGACGCCAGCCCGACCTGGGGCGAGGAACTGCTGCCCAACAAGTTCATCGTTCATAAGTACCGAGCCAGATCCGGGGCGACGGCACGCGGCGGATTGCTGAGGCCATGCTCTTTTATGTACCTGTTCAAGAATTACGACATCAAAAACTGGGTGATTTTCAACGAACTGTTCTCTGTGCCCATGCGGGTGGGAAAGTATAAACCGGGCGCGGGTACGGAGGAAAAAGACGCCCTCAAACGAGCTGTCTTCAACCTGGGCGTCGATGCCGCCGCAGTGATCTCGGACAATACGATCATCGAATTACTCGAGTCGACTCGCCGGGGAGATGCCGGTGTATATTCCGCCCTGGCCGAGTTTTGCGATAAGGCCATGTCCAAAGGTGTGCTGGGACATACGGGCAGCTCCGACAGTACGCCGGGGAAACTGGGTGGCGAGGACCAGGCTAAACTGGTTCGCCAGGATCTCAAGGCTGACGATGCGAAGGCGATCGCGAAAACATATAAATTCCAGCTCCTGAAGCCGTGGACCGCCTACAATTACGGCCCTGATAAGGGCGTCCCGATATTGAAGTTCCATCATGAGGATGAAGGCGACCTGGAAAAGATTGCCAGGATCTATGGAGTTCTTGTCAAAGATGCCAATTTCGAGGGCATTCCGGAGACACACGTGAATGAACGCTTCGGAATTCCTCGGGCGAAACCGGGCGAGAAGACCCTGCGGGCGGCACAGCAGCCTCCCGGCGTTTTGGGATTGAATGCAAACAAGGACCATCTGTTCTTGCCGAGACAACATGCAATATTAGGATTGGCGAGAAACAGGGAACTACAGATCATGGCCAATATGGCCGAGGAGATCCCCGATGGTCGCGATAGTTTTGACTGGGTCTCCGTTTACATGGAACGGCTCGGACCGACGCTCCGCAATGTGAAAGCGACGGCCCTCGATGACATCGAGGAGTGGCTGCGATCCCTCTCCTCTCCGCCGCCGCAGGCAGAATTCATTACAATGATAGAAGGTATCCTCGGCGCTTCCTTCGCCGCCCTGGACCGCAAGGTTATCGCCGATACGGTTACCGATATCTACCGCGCCTACCGGACGGCCCCCGGCATCGATCTGGCCTTCGGCGGTCCGGATCTGCGGGCGACGAAGTTTCTTGCCAAGCTCGACCACTTTTACATCTCTTCATATCTCAAGAATCCCGAAGCCCAAAAGGCGACGCAGGATTTTTTGGAGGAACGCTATCTAAATCAGGGTGCAGGCCTTTTCGGACGGGGCAAACCGGAGGACATCCAGGCATTCAGGGACCTCTTTGGCCAGAAGCTCTCCGACCTGGAGGAATGGCAGATCCGGAGGATCGCCGATACCTCCGTTCAGCGCACACGCAATTGGGCAAGCGTCGCCCAATTCCAGGAAGCGGGCATAGTGGAAATCGAAATCTACGAGCCGACCAGGGATTGCGATTTTTGCCGCAGCATGAACGGCAGGGTCATCAGTGTGCCGGTCGCGTATGGAAAAATGATGAATCAGGCCGCCATGACGGCAAAGGAATATGAGAACGATATGCGGGGCACTGTCCCAACGGTCGAGAATATAGACAAGCTCGTCGGGGCCGGGACATTGCCGCCGTACCATCCCTTCTGTCACGGCATGGTGCTCCGGAGGGTCAAATGAAGATCCATTTTAAAATCACACCGGACATGGACAAACTGACGCGCAACCTCGAAGGCAATGTGGATGGCGCAAGGCGGGCAGGAATGACCAACGTCGTTACGACCATCGAGGCGACGGCTCGAAAGGATGCACCTGTTAAAAGATCGAATCTGGCCAACTCCGGGACAAGCAAGATCGAAGATGACGGCAGCAAGGGCACCATCACGTTCACGGCTCCGTATGCCGGACATGTTCACGAGGGAACCGGACTATATGGTCCTCACAGGACAAAAATCGTCCCGAAATCAAAAAAGGCCCTTTTCTGGCGGGGAGCGGCTCACCCGGTTAAATCGGTTCGCGGCATGGTTGGCAAGCCATTCCTGAAAAATGCGGCGGAAAAGGCCAACATTCCGAGTCTCTTCGCGGAAGGGGCCAATAATTACCTGACGCAGCACGGAGGTCAATAACGATGGATACATGGATGGTTCTCCTATGCAAGGAGCTTTCGGGCACCGTTCCCGAAGAGATTCAAGTGATCCCATACGGGATCGATATCGAGACGCCGAAAGGAAAGTTTACCTGCGATGAAACAAGCCAGCAGGCCGTTTTAGCTGCCTTTGACGCGCAAAAGAACGACATGGTTATCGATTACGAACATCAAACTCTCCGGGACGTCGAGGCGCCCGCCGCCGGATGGATCAAAAAGGCAAGACTGATCAACAAAGGCAAGGAGGGCATCTGGGCCGTTGTCGATTGGACGGAGAAAGCCAGGCAATATATTGCCAACAAAGAGTACCGTTATGTGTCTCCCGTCTTTCTGACGCGAATCTCCGACAACCGGGTCGTGCGCCTCATAAACGTAGCCCTTACCAATCAGCCGAATATCGACGGGATGGTCCCGTTGATCAATAAATACATGGAAAATCAACTTGAACTTAACAACCAACATAAGGAGGACGGCAATATGACGTGGAAAGAATTGTTGAAGCTCCTCGGACTGGCCGAGGGTGCAACGGAGGCGGATGCCATCATGGCGGTTAACAAACTGAAAGAGCCGGTGAAGATCGTGGCAAACAAGGGTGTCCTCGATGCACTGGGTCTGGTCGAGGGAGCGACGGAGTCGGAGATTACCGGCACTATCATGGCCATGAAACAGTCTCACGGCCAGGTAGGCACCCTGGCTCTGGAACTTGCTCAGTTAAAAGCCAGCCTGGGCAAGAAAGATGCTGGCGACCTGGTGATGATGGCCATGAAGGAAGGAAAGATCACCCCTGCACAGAAGGAATGGGCCGAGGCATATGCCGAGCGGGACATCGAAGGGTTCAAGGTATTCGTGTCCAAGGCTCCCGTAGTGGTCGTCATGGGTAAGGTCGTCGGTGATGACAAGCCGGCAGAGGGGGAACTGGAAGCCACACAGCTTGAAATCAACAAACAGATGGGGATTGATACGGAGACGTTCAAGAAATTCGACAAATAACTGATTCCCGCCTGCGCGGGATGACAGAGATAGCCGGGGCTTTCCAACCCTGGATTGAAAAGGAGAAAAAATATGACGGCATTGGCGAGGGATAAAAAGACGGAATACAAGGAGGGGGTGGAAATACCCGCCCTGGTTAAAGCACTCACCCTTATTTATGCGGGGGCGCTGACATGTCTGAATGCAAACGGTTATTTGGTTCCTGGTGCGGACACGGCAGGCCTGATTTTTCATGGCATCGCCAGGGAGCACGTCGATAATTCGCTCGGCGGCGACGGCGATCTGACCGCCGTGGTGCGGCGCAGGGGCCTGGTCAAAATGACATTGGGCCATGCCATTACCCAAGCCAACGTGGGCGACGATGTTTTTATCGTGGACGATCAGACCGTTGACGTGACGGCGCAGGTATCAAACGCCATTTTCTGCGGCGTCATCGCCGAGTTTATCGACACGACGCACGCCTATATCGACATTGAACCGGCCATCGTCCAGGGAGACGTGGCCACACATATCGCCGATACAAG